CCAGCTGCACCAGCTGCACCAGCTGCACCAGCTGCACCTCCTGCTAAGTTCCAAGGTACAATCAAGGACTTCCAGGCACAGAACCCAGGAGCATCCGTTGGGCAAGCACTGAATGCTATACAAGGCAAGACTGCTCGCCAGGGCGGAGCGAACGATCCATCTGTGGTCCAGGGGAACATAAACAAGCAGCAAGGTTCCAATCCTGGCGCAGGTCCCAAGGCTTACAATCCTGGAACACCTCTTGCTCCAGCTGCACCGGCTGCTCCTAAACCAGCAGCACCAAAAGCACCAGCAGCAGCCGATAATACTCAATACTATCGTGATCCTGGCGACGGTGCTCCGCTCGTTCCGCTCGGCAACAAGCAACAAGCTGGCAAGGGCATATACGGCAACGAACAGGGCACTGGTGTGCCTGGCGATAATACTAAGTTCTTCGGTGTGCCTGGTGACGGTTCTCAACCAAAAGGTCCTGCTATCGGCGGACCTGCTCCTACCTCAGGTGCTAAGCCAATGAATACTATCGGCGGACCTGCTCCTACCTCAGGTGCTAAGCCAATGAATACTATCGGCGGACCTGCTCCTACCTCAGGTGCTAAGCCAATGAATACTATCGGACCAATGGATGCTACTACCTCAGGTACTAAGCCAATGAAGGAAGATTCAGATCTGTCTTGGATGCTAGACAAGCTGAAGAAGATGAGCCGTTAAAAACATATTGCTCTAGGGCAGATAAGATACTAATATAGCAGCATGTCCGAAAGGTGTGCTGCTATTTCTATTTTGACACAGATATCACATTCGTGTATAAATAATAGTGTTAGAGCAGCGGCTCTTTCAAGGCACATTAAGGCACAACAGAAAAGGAAAAGGCAAAATGGCAAGTTTGGCAGAAATTAGAGCTAAGTTACAAGAAATGGAATCCCGCGGTAGCAACAACAGCGGTGGCGGACGCGATAACGCAATCTATCCGCATTGGAACATCCCAGAAAATTCGACAGCAAGAATTCGCTTCCTCCCGGACGGCGACGATAAGAACATGTTCTTCTGGGTAGAACGTGCAATGATCCGTCTGCCGTTCGCAGGCGTGAAAGGACAAGTCGGCAGCAAGCCTGTCTTGGTACAGGTACCCTGTGTAGAGATGTGGAACGAGACATGTCCAATCCTCACAGAAGTTCGCACATGGTTCAAGGACAAGAGCCTCGAAGACATGGGCCGTAAGTATTGGAAGAAGCGTAGTTATATCTTCCAGGGTTTTGTGCGTGAGAACCCGCTCGCAGATGACACTACGCCAGAGAATCCAATCCGTCGTTTCGTAGTAAGTCCAAGCATCTTCCCAGTAGTAACTGCGGTGCTGAAGGATACGGAATTCGAAGAGCTTCCTACCGATTACGATCGCGGTCTGGACTTCTCGATCACTAAGACCACTAAAGGTCAGTATGCAGACTACAGCACCAGCAAATGGGCTCGCAAGGAATCTGCGCTGACAGCAGTGGAACGTGCTGCTATCGAAGCACACGGCTTGCATGATCTGAAGGGCTTCCTCCCAAAGAAGCCAGGTGAATCTGAACTGAAGATCATGAAAGAGATGTTCGAGGCAAGCGTAGACGGTGCTATGTATGATGAGAGCCGTTGGGGGCAGTTCTTCAAGCCAGCAGGTTTTAACAGCAACCCAGATGCTGAAGTAGCAGATACTCCAGCACCACGCAGCACTGCTAATGCTACAGCAGCAGCTATCATCCGGCGTCCAGTAGTAGAAGATGTCGCTCCATTCGAGACGGACGAGGAAGTTGCAGTAGCAAGCGCACCAGTATCAACTGATGCACCTAAGACATCAAATCCTCGTGCAGACGAGATACTTGCGATGATCCGCAGCCGCAAGAGCTAATCCATATACAAGGGGAGAGAGTCATAGCTCTCCCCACTCCATTTTAACAAGGAACCATCATGGCAAAACCGTTTGACATTTCCAAATTTCGAAAGGACTTGACTAAGTCTATCGATGGACTCAGCATCGGATATAACGATCCGACGGATTGGATCTCGACAGGCAACTACACACTAAACTATCTAATCTCAGGAGACTTCCATAAGGGCGTTCCTATGGGAAAGGTCACTGTGTTTGCTGGTGAATCTGGCGCAGGTAAATCCTATATCTGCTCAGGCAACATCATCAAGAACGCACAGGCACAGGGCATCTATGTGATCCTGATCGACAGCGAGAACGCACTAGACGAAGCGTGGCTTCATGCACTAGGTGTTGATACAGGTGAGGACAAGCTGCTCAAGCTAAACATGGCAATGATCGACGACGTGGCTAAGACCATCTCGGAGTTTGTCAAGAGCTATAAAGCTATGAGCGAGGAAGAGCGTCCTAAAGTATTGTTCGTTGTGGACAGTCTGGGCATGTTGCTCACTCCGACTGACGTCAATCAGTTCGAGGCAGGCGACATGAAAGGTGACATGGGTCGCAAGCCCAAGGCACTTACAGCACTGGTCCGTAATACTGTCAACATGATCGGCAGCTTGAATATCGGTCTAGTAGCAACTAACCATACCTATGCGTCACAGGACATGTTTGATCCAGACGACAAGATCTCAGGCGGGCAAGGCTTCATCTATGCTAGTTCTATCGTAGTAGCAATGCGTAAGCTGAAGCTGAAGGAAGATGAGGATGGTAACAAGGTAAGCGAAGTCAACGGCATCCGTGCTGCTTGTAAGGTCATGAAGACACGTTACTCTAAGCCTTTCGAATCTGTCCAGGTCAAAATCCCGTATGTCACTGGCATGAGCCCATACAGTGGTCTCATCGATATGCTAGAAGCTAAAGGCTACTTGAAGAAGGACGGCAACCGTCTCTCATACACTAGTCCGGTTACTGGCGAAGTGTTTAAGGAGTTCCGCAAGAACTGGACAGATCCTCAGCTGGATCAGATCATGGAAGAAGTGATGACTAAGTATGCCCAGCTGATCCAAGATACACCAGCGGAAGATACAGAGGAAGAAAATCAGGAATGAGTGGAGAACTTTTAGCTATATTCTGGCAGACCATACGCGAGTATGTGCCTGCTAAAGATCGGCAGTCTGCAGCCGACCATGTGGTTAATGAACTTGTAGAAGCAGGGATATCCGATCCGGACCTGCACGAACTTGCAATCGATCGTGTGATGCAGAATGCTATCAAGGAACACGTCGATGTCAAGGATTATGATGACGAGGATGAATGAGCCATTGGTATTCCAAGGTCTGCGCGAATCTCGGTGAGATCCCTAACTTCATAGCATACTATGAGGATCAATTAGAGGATGCTCGCCGAGATATCTCCGTGAAAGGCAACGTCGAGAAGAATCTCGCCGCACTGCCTGGAAACACGGAACATCGCTTCAATCAACTACAAGAGATAGAAGCGGTCCTCAACTTCCTAAACATACAGCTACGGCAGATCCGTCGCAAGCACTTCCAGAAGTATCTGGAACACTATGCTCGTGCGCTCACTGCTCGTGATGCCGAGAAGTATGTGGATGGCGAACAGGAAGTGGTAGACTTTGAGACCATCATCAACGATGTTGCACTCGTACGCAACAAATGGTTGGGTGTGATGAAAGCCATGGAGAGCAAGAACTTCATGCTAGGCCACATCGTTAGACTTAGAGCAGCAGGTATGGAAGACATCACACTATGAAACGACTAGCTATCTTCCCTAGCCAGGTCAGCACCGCGGGTACTAATATCTATGCGGATTTTTCTCGCAGCACAGGTTGGCAGCTGGAAGAGAATAGCCTAGATGCAGATGCAGCAGTGATATGGAGCATACTGTGGCAAGGTCGCATGACCAAGAATCAGCATGTATATGACCGATATCGCAAGCAGAATAAACCAGTCATAATCATCGAGACTGGTGTTATCAAACGCAACGAAACTTATAAGGTCTGCGTCAATGAGACTGATCGTTACGGCAGCTATTGGAATGATAAGGATGATACTGATCCTGATCGTGTTTATCGAATGTTGGGTCACTTCAATCAAGTGCGAGGCGGCGACAAGATCCTGATCTGTGCTCAGAACCCTAACAGCCGTAACTGGAAGAAGTATCGCAAAGAAGATTCATTCGAGATCATGGAAGATTGGGTCAGGAGCAGAGTAGCTTGGGCAATGTCTTGGTCAGATCGTCCCATAGAGATACGTCCTCATCCTCGATACAGCCTAAGACTACCCGATCTACAGCACCTCATCGTAAACCCACAATACACTGTCAAGGACGATACTGATCTTGTGCGGGTGTTTGAGGATTGTTTCATGGTCATCAACTATAACAGCTATCCAGGTATACAGGCTAGACTGCACGGATTACACACCTCAGTGCATCATTCTAGCCTCGCAGCGATAGGTAAGACAGATGACATACATGACGATGACCAAGATTCTTGGTTAGATCTCATGGCTCGCACGGAATTTACTCACGACGAAATACGCAGCGGATTTGCATGGGATAAGATCAATTATGCAGTTAATCTATAGGAAGACTGAGAGCAAGGGTAACTGGGTAATGGATGCGTTCGCACGGAGCGACCATCACGAACACCCGCACACTGCGATGTGGGGTAACATCTCTACAGTAAAGAGCTATCCCCAACCTTTCATATTCACTGACATGCCCTACTTCAATCGCTGGATGGGCTATAACAGAGACACTTGCCACTGGCGTGTTATACCCAATCATGTACATGCTCCTTCTGACTTAAAGGATAGGTTTCCCGATGATAGATTCAAGCGGCTTGGTATCACGGTTCGAGACTGGAGAACTACGGGCGATCACATACTAGTATGTCCTAGCAGCCCTGCTATGGAACGATACTACGGTGATGTCAACTGGCTCGAAGGTACAGTACAGCTTCTAAAGCAGCACACGGATCGACCCATTAGAGTGAGACACAAGCCTCGTGCTAATGGCACCAGCGGTCCTCGTGCTGCCGCCATACCGTTCGAGGAAGATTGTAAGAACGCCTGGGCAGTGGTCACATTGGCCAGCATCTCGGCGGTAGAAGCAGCCTGCTTGGGCATACCTGTATTCACACATGAGCGAGCACCTGGCAGCATATTTGGCAACAATGATCTTGCTAACATAGAGAGTCCAACCATGTACAATTATGGCCTGCGCACCTTGTGGTTAAATACCCTTGCCTACTATCAATACACTGAAGCGGAAATTGCTGCCGGGATCTACAAGGAGATACTCTAGTGATACTTTTCTACAAGACATTTGGGCAAAAGAACCATCATAGATTGCTCGATGCGCTCTACAAATACGCACCTACGCCTAAGTACATGTATAATACTGTTGATTTCTCCTCACATTCTAGGATGAACATGAAAGCAGATGCTATAGTATTTGCAGGTATCATACGAGGCAGCGGTAACATCTTCAAATGGTGTATCAACAACAAAAAAAGATTCTTGTACCTAGATCACGCCTATATCAACCGCGGATACAATGAGCATGATCCTGGAAGAGAATGGATGCGTATCACTGACAGTGGGTTCTTATGGAATAAGATGGTAGATCAATCCAGCGCAAGATGGGATGAGTTCTTCAGCAGAGAACATCAATTAAGTCCTTGGATGGTCAACAAGAGCAGACCTAACATACTGGTTTTACCCCCCAGCTTGTCGACCCAAGCACTATATCCAGACAGCAAGGAATGGATCAGCTTGACTCTAAAAGCACTGCGTGAGAATACCAATCGTAACATCGTGATCAGAGAGAAACCTCTGCAGGTAGAGACACACAGCATCACTAATCAAGTGATCAGACCTGTGAAGATACAACACGCACGCACTATAGACTCAGAGCTAGCAGATGCATACTGTGTAGTCACTTATAACAGTGCTGTAGCGGTACAAGCTACCATAATGGGAATACCTGTGTTCACCTCGCCCAATGCGGCGGCTGCTCCGATGAGCATAAATCTCACTGAGATCGATAATCCTGCAGAACCTCAGAGGCAGCGTTGGCTCGATCAATTAGTACATCATCAATTTAGAACTAGGGAGATGCTAGATGGAACGATATGGGACATGATCTATAAAATCGATAACAACGACCTGTCATTATCTGCTCAGTAAATATCACCATGAAGATAGTAGCAGCAACGACATTTAGTCCCGAGGGGTATGCGGAATATGCCCACAGAGTAATAGATAGCTTCGTCCAGCATTGGGACAAGAACATCAACCTTTACGCTTATTATGATGCCGTTCCTGACTCAGGATGGCAAGTGAACGCAGATAACGTGCATTACTTACCATGTGTTGATCCTGATCTGATCGCATTCAAAGATAGAAACCGTGACAATCCTAAACAGACAGGCAATGGTACCAACAAGGACTTCCTGCGTGACGGGATCCGATTCTCTCACAAGGTGTTTGCCTACATAGATACCGCGCTTAACAAAGGTGCAGACATAGCAGTATGGCTAGATGGTGATGTGATCACACACGAGGATGTCAACGAAGCAACAGTATTGCGTTGGCTGGATGGCAAGATGGCAGGCGCACTGCTGCGTCCTTGGATATACACCGAGACAGGATTCCACGTGTTTGATATGAGGTATCCAGAAGCGAAGGATTTCATGCAGCAGTGGAGAGCGCAATATACCACTGATGCTATATGGGATCTTCCTTGGTATGCTGATAGCAGCACCAAGTTGGGATACACTGATTGTCACACTTACGATGCAGTGAGAGATAGATTCCCGTCGGCGCTGTGGAACGATCTAAGCCCTAATCTAAAGCATCCACATCCGTTCGTGAACGGGATATTAGGAGAACACATGGACCACACTAAGGGTCCGCGCAAGAAGGCAGGTCGCAGTCGTGACAGCGATATAGTCGTAGATCGAAAAGAATCATATTGGAGGAATCAATGAGATATCCGTTAGCAGCAGATACGTGGGACGAGAAAGAACAAGCAGCCATACTAAGCGTCATGGACAGCGGTAGATATACGATGGGCCCTCGAGTGAAACAGTTCGAGGAAGAGTTTGCAGAAAAGTTCGGTGCAAAGCATGCAGTGATGACCAACAGCGGTAGCAGTGCTAATCTACTGATGGTAGCAGCACTGTGTCTGCATCCTGCATATGGATTGAAACCGGGCGATGAGGTGATCGTGCCTGCAGTGAGCTGGAGCACAACATTCTTCCCGGTGACACAGTACGGTCTTAAACTGGTATTTGTAGATGTAGATAAACGCACGCTGAACATAGATACCCGTAAGATACGTGATGCGATCAGCGATAAGACTCGTGCTATATTCGCAGTCAATCTATTAGGCAATAGCTGCGACTGGGATGCACTCAGAGAGATCGCCAACGATCACAATCTAGCAATCATCGAAGATAACTGCGAGAGCTTGGGTGCTACCTATCAACACAAGATGTTAGGGACTATGGGTGTGATGGGCAGCTTCAGCTTCTTCTTCAGCCATCACATGCAGACCATGGAAGGCGGAATGATCCTAACTAACGACAGCGAGCTGGATCAATATCTACGCAGCTTGCGAGCTCACGGCTGGATACGAGACTTACCCGATGAGAACTGCATCTACAACAAGAGTGGCGATCCGTTTGAGGATAGCTTTAAGTTCGTATTGCCGGGATACTGTGTTCGCCCATTAGAGATGAGTGGTGCTATAGGCAGCGTACAGCTTGCTAAGCTAGACGGAATGATCCAGCGGCGCAGGGAGAATGCCATCGTATTCAAGAAAGCGTTCGAGGATATCCTCACTGTGCAGATACAGCAGGAAGTAGGAGAGAGCAGCTGGTTTGGATTCAGCCTTATACTCAAATCTCAACTTGAAGGTCGCCGTAAAGAAGTGATCGATAAGCTAAGAGATGCTGGTGTAGAGACTCGACCGATAGTAGCAGGAAACTTCACTAAGAATCCTGTGATCAGCCGCATAGATCACAGGATTGCCAGCAGCTTAGATGCTGCAGATTGCATAGATCGTAACGGATTCTTCATCGGAAACGATAGCAGGAATCTAACGGACGAGATACAGCTAGTGGCTGATGTGATCAGGAACATCGGATGAACTTGGAGTTAGAACATGTCAAGTCTCAACTTCCGTTGAAGAAGCTGCAAGACATATGGAAGTTCGAGAAAGATCGTAATAGCATGAACACCTATGACGAGACTGGCAAGTATGTGGATAAGGTAGACATCTATCTACAGGAGAAGATCAACTGTGCTATCGAGTTAGGATTAGACAACACTACCGGAAAGAGGATCTGCGACATAGGTGCTGGTATGGGTTATTTTCCTTGGCTGTGCGACAAGCTCGGACATGACTGCGATTTCACTGACGTAGATCCTCCCAAATTCTATTCCTTAGCATGGCCTGTGTTAGGCATAGACAAATGCAATCATCTAGAGATAGTAGGAAAGAAAGATTTCAAGCTACCTAGATCATACGACATCATAACGGCACATCGCACGGTGTTTGATATACGCAACTATATCTGGCACTTGAACGAATGGATGAGCTTCTTAACATCCTGCGAGAGATACCTTAATGAGGACGGTGTGCTTTTCGTGCTGACAAACCTAAGCGGTCAGATATTCCACAGGGCACATCCGGATGTTCAAGCACTATTCCACCCTTATCGTGTGGAGAGATTCCGTAGCTTAGCATTCAAGATGACTAAACAACAATTAAAGGACTTGCTATGCCTAGAGCTCTAATAACTGGATTTCCAGGCCAGGATGCCTGCTATCTTGCTGATCTTCTATTAAACAAAGGCTACACAGTCTACGGTATATTGAAGAGATATTCCTGCCCGGAATACAGCAACTTAGATTATCTCAATCTGCGTGATAGAGGATTGAATCTGCTCACAGCAGACATAACCGACATCGGTAGCCTGTTCGACGCTATAGAGATAGCACAGCCCGCCGAGTTCTACAATCTAGCAGCGCAGAGCTTCGTGGGAGGCAGCTGGAGGCTAGCACATGCTACGACCGACGTCGATGCTAAAGGCGTGCTGAACTGTCTAGAAGCGATCAAGAGGATTGACAAGAACATACGTTTCTATCAAGCAGGCACTAGCGAGATGTTCGGCAATGCTAACACGAACGGATTCCAGACTGAGGATACACCATTCATGCCTCGCAGTCCTTACGGTGTTGCTAAGCTGTATGGCTATCACATCACACGAAACTTCCGAGAGAGCTATGGAATGTATGCGTGTTCCGGAATACTGTTCAATCACGAGAGTCCTATACGAGGCATAGAGTTCGTCACACGCAAGGTAACGGATGGAGTAGCACAGATAGCTGTAGGCAAGAAGAAAGATCGCATCCGTCTTGGTAATCTAGACGCTGAACGAGATTGGGGATTCGCAGGCGACTTTGTGGAAGCACAATGGTTGATGCTTCAACAAGACAAGCCCGATGATTTCATCATCGCCACTGGGGTTAAGAACAGCATCCGAGATCTATGCAAGACCGCATTCGATGTGGTGGGCATAGACTGGAGAGAATGGATCGAGGAAGCAGAGGAATTCAAACGTCCGGCCGAGCTACACAGCCTGCATGCTAAGTGTGATAAGGCATATCAGCAGCTTGGATGGAAATCCAAGGTTACTTTTGAAGAGATGATCGAGATGATGGTAGTAGCAGATCTCGAGAGGCACGGCAGATGAGGATACACATCACCGGCACTACCAAGGGATTGGGAAAGGCTGTTAAAGAATACGCAGAGCTACGCAACTGGACTGTGACTGCTTTCGATAGACCTATCTATGATCTAGAACGCAATGTAGGCAGCTTCGTTCGAGCAGATTTCGATGTATACGTGAATAACGCACATCACGGTTGGACACAGACTGAGTTGCTATACAAGCTGTGGGAGATGAACCGAGATCGTCCCTGCCTCATAATTAACGTAGGTAGTGTTGTTATAGACAAGCTGTATGACAAAGTATATCCTTATGCTGTACACAAGACCGCACTATCCGTAGCATGCAAGCAGCTACAGCAGATAGACAGCAGTTGCAAAGTGACGCATCTAAAGATGGGACGCATGGACACAGATATGATTGCACATCGCGCAGGGCCTAAGCTGGATACTGCAGCAGTAGCTAGACAGATAGGGCACATCGTTGACATGCCCTATGGTTGTGTTATCAAGGAACTGACGTTAGATAATTATTTTACTTAAGATTTCCCTATCGACCTGCTGTATGCTTCGAATTCAGCAAACCATTCCTCTGCGTAATCCACATCTTGCCAGTTAGGGAACCAAGGTCCACCTCTCGTATAGTGTACTGCTCTGGCATCGTCGGATTTATACCATCCTTCTAGATAGTTCCAATGGAACGGCAATTCTCCGATCAGATGATCTTCAAGCCAGCTAAACCTATGTAAGAATCCTGGATCTTTAGTATTGACCATCTCTAGATCCAATGCTCTATTTGCAGGATGCCCGCAGTTGAATAGTATCAAGCTGCTCCAGTTCTTCCTCGGGTATGCTTCCTGTATCTGACCATCCATCTTGACAGATTCCTTAGGAGTATAATCGTGTTTCACGACCTGTACTGCATACTTTGAATCTATCAATCTAAAGAGATCGCTGACATCAGCTTGGAATAGGAAATCGCAATCACAGAATATTGCCCATCCTTTATAGTTCATGAGATGTGGCACTAAGAATCTAGTGAATGTAAACTCTGTGCTTGCCTTGGGATCATTCTCTCTCCAGATGATTCCTTGTTCTCGTAGTTCATCTAGCTTCAGAGGTAGGACAGTGTGATTGTATGTATCTCTATCATTGATACTAAATTTACACACTTGATACGCGATATCCTCTCTGGAATCCCATCCGACGAATACTTTTCTTTCATTTTCCCATTTTAGGTAATCTCTCAATGGGTCATAAGATTGCGACATCTCATCATCTCCTTAAATATGTGCATATTTAATGTAAGGTTCTAGAGCATCGTATGAAACAGATAATCTGCGTCCACGTGGGTGAGAAATATTCCAATCAGTATGTAGAGAAATTATATCGTGCAGTCAGGAGACAGATGTGCGATCCTTGCTTGTTCACGGTATTGACTGATAACAAGCAATATGATATATCGGATCCAAACTTTCGATCGATCATCGTAAATCCTTTACCAGTCGGTCCAGAGAAGATGTGGTGGTATAAGATGGAAGCATTCCGGCCAGACGTCGTTGTAGCAGGAGAGAATCTTCTGTGTGACATAGATATAGTCATCTGCAATAGCTTAGACAAGTTCTGGAATTATCATCCGGAAGAATTCGTGATCATCCAGGATTTTAATCGTCTCTGGTATCCCAACTATAATAGAAATAACAGCAGCGTAGTGAAGTTTGATCAGATCACAGCAGCTAAGATATGGAATCTGTGGTCGTCAGATTCCATAGGATTCGTACGAAAATATAGGGGAGATCAGGATTGGTTTGATGGCGAACTGACGGATATGAGGCGCTGGCCGACCAAATGGATATTGAGCTGGAAATGGGAAGTATTCAACGGTGGATTGGTCGAATCAGGACGCAATAAATATCATAGCAATGAAACAATCTTGGATCATGAATGCAGCATATTATCTTTTCACGGTAAGCCGGATCCCGCAGATGTTGACCATGAGATAGTGCATCGTCATTGGATATGAGATAAATAAAGCATATGGAGATACTTAGATGGCTGAATCTTATCGTTTGAAAGTGACCTGCAGCTTGCTTGCTAATGTTCTTGAGGATAATGTAAGACGATTTACTCTCAACTTCGATGGATTAGACGTATTGAGCGATGTCGAAGTACGCAGCACAGATGTAGATAATCCTGACAGTTTCGAGTTTGACATCAGCAAAGCGCCCGGAATGTATATCCTGACCATGCTCAATGTCATTGACAGCATAAGTTCTACTACACTATTATTGCAGGATATCTGGATCAGCAACAATGCGGGAGTAGATTTCTTTCCTCTGAGCCTGCACCGCAGTAATTCCAATGGCACTAAGATAATTGTTCCAGAAGGTTCTCCGCATCCTAAGTGGCTCAAGATCATCAAACCTAATACTACATTCGTGTTCAACATAGAATTACCAAGTGCAGAAGATTTCTCTAAACGGTATGATGCTAAGACAGTTGCTGAGCAGATCGCACTGTGTGATCAAAGGATAGCAGAAAACAGGGCCTTGCTAAACACTCTTGAAGGTGCTAGCGAGCTCACTTATTATAGATTGTTAGCGACCAAAACCATGTGGGAAAAATTCCTGGATTAAATTGACTTTTCTCCCTGCCTAAGCTATTATATTATAAATAGCTTACGGTTAGACATTGGTCGAACAGGTCCCTGCTTCGAACAAACCAATAAACAGTAGGCTATTTGGATAACCCAGGCTTGCATCCATTTCCAGGGTGCCGGTCGCAACAAAAGGAAAGAAGATGAACAAACTTGTAACAGCAGTCCTCGCTCTCTTAGCGACGGCGGTGGCAGCGAATGCAGCTAACCTCCCAGAAAAGAAAGCAACACCTGCAGCACCAGTAGCAGCGGCATATCCAGATTCTTGGTATTTCGGTGTCAACGGTGGTGCGAACTATCAGCGTAATGATTCGCTGCGTGATCAACCAGGTGTAACAGGATTTGTAGTAGGCAAGAACATCAACAAGCAGTTTGCTGTTGAAGGTTCCTACGACTACTACTTCAAGAATAATGGTCGTAAGGACAATCAACGTGGTACAGTCAACGTGCTGTATACTCCGATTGAATTGTTTGGCTTTAGACCATACGCACTAGCTGGTGTAGGAGCGGAAGCTCGCGACACAGCAATCGTCAAGAACGGAGACGCTCGTGCGATTTATAACGTAGGTGGCGGTGTTAAGTATACCATCACTACCAACATCGATGCTGATGTGCGTTATAAGTATGTCAAGGATTGGTCCGGAAAAGATCGCGACAGCAATGTTGTTACTTTCGGTATCAATTACAAGTTCTAATTCATATAGTAACTTGATATAGATGGCGAGCAGGAAACTGCTCGTCATTTTTTATGGCCGAACATATAGACAGGATACATACAAAGTGTTACAGTATGTAACAATATGGAGCATATCAAATGAAATTTGTTACTGTTATGGACATGTGGCTGTTGATCATCAACATCTGCATGATGGGAGGACTCTTCTACTTTGGGCGTAAGCTGCTTAAAACCATGACACGCATCATGCATGTAGGCGAGCAGAAGGATAACAATACAGAGCGTCAACGCTGCATTAAATTGATAGAGATGGAACTGGATCATTATAGGGTCATCAATGGCATGCATTCGGATGCAGAAGCTAATCAGGTAGTGCATACGTTGGAGTATGTGCTCGAACAGATCAAGAAGGGAAAGTGACATGGATATCCTCATGTTCCTAGCTGTGTATTTCGCAGGATTCTTCACTGCTGTAAATATATTCGGAACTCTCATCTACTGGAAAGAGATCAAGGCATGGGTATCAAACATCAAAGAGCGTATACACTGCCAGTGGATTCTCTGGAAATATAGATGATACCAGGAGTTAGACTAACGACTGCTCAGAAGATGAAGTTTGCCAAGCTGTCTGCAAACGTGGAAACCATATCTGATTACATGTCTATATTCAGACAACTGGAGTATCAAGAACTTACACAATACTTTAGGATGACGAATAGTAGCTGGCCCGAACGAGAAGGAGAGTTCAGGACTGTCGGTAATATAGGAATCGAAAAAGATTATTACGAGAAACACATATTAACTCAGACTCCTCCGGCAATAGAAGAGCTCAATCTAAACGATGAAGTGAAACTACTTAGTGGAAATCATATATCTAGCCACATGGAATATGATTTAAGCGATATTAAACAACGAATCTTAGAAAAGTTTGGATTGATGGAATGCGAAGTAGCATTACATGATCAACCGCCTGGCGGTGTGCATGTGTGGCATTATGACAGCATGCTACGATACTATGAATCTATCTGGTTACCCGCTGATCCTGCTCGCGGTAAACTCAAGTTGAATAAACAAACGCAATGGGCCGATGACGGAACTATGCCTATTAGATTATTCGTATCACTAAAAGATTGGCATTACGGACAGATATTCCAATTTGGTAGTAAATTATGGCAGGGATGGCAAGCAGGAGATGTGATCTGGTTTGAATGGCAGAATCTTCCTCATGCTACTGCTAATGCAAGCATGTTTAATCGACCGATCGTTCGAGTCACTGGATTGATATCGTTATCCGATGAAAAGCACAATATGCTCCGGTAAATATCGGCATGACGCACATGATTCCTGCTCCCACAACAGCACAGAAGATAAAATTCGCTCGATATGATTCTGTAGAAACCATCAAAGATTATATGGATTTCTTAGACGGGTTAGAGTCTAGAGTAGCAGATCAGATATTCCGTCAGACTAATTCCGGATGGCCAGATCGTGAAGGATATTTTGGTAAGGTTGCTGAATTACCTATCCATGATGGATTCTTCGAATCTAATATATTGCCTGTGTCCAAGGAAAGGACTCCTACGCCGTTAGTGTGGGATCAAGAGTATCTATGTGGACAACAGAACGCATCTCCTATCGAATATAATCTTAAAGAGATAGCAGATATGGTAGTAGATGCTTTCGATATAGAGGAACCTTTCGTACAGCTCAGCTGTCAGAAACCTGGTATGGTTCATGCTTTCCATTTTGACGATCTCAAGACTTATTATAAAGGTATATGGACCGAAAATGATCCCAGCAGGAAAGAGTTCAAGTTTAATAGACAAACACTATGGGCCGAGATGGATGATAGATTTGCTATCAAGTTCATGATACCTCTGACCGATTGGCGTTACGGACATATATTCCAATTTGGTATGAAGTATTGGGATAACTGGCGTGCCGGTGATGTAGTGATATTCGATTGGCAGAACTTACCGCATGGCACAGCTAACGCTAGCTTCTATGATAGACCGATGGTGAGGGTGTCTGCGATAGCAAGATATTCTGATCCTCGCCACGATATATTCCGGACATAAAAAAAGCTGTGCAATTTGCACAGCTTATGAGCTTATCGCTTGTAAGTATTCCATAAATTTCGATCCGTCTCTAATACTTCTTGGATCTTGTCATCGGGTATCAACACTGTACTGTCATTCCACGCTCTACGCTTGCGAAGCTCTACCCACGCATCTTCTCTCCATATGTCTGCTGCATCCTTACGCAGCTTGCTCATCTGATCAGGATTGAATCCCTTAGCAATGAACCAATTACCGGTAGTAATTAACATCAGAGGATTCTTAGGCATGATATCCTTGCCCAATGCATATCCTGGAACTTGAATGTGTCCTGTGATCCAGAAACACTTAGCACCTAACTGTAGTTCTACCCACGGACCGTTAGAGATGATGAAATCCAACTCGCCTGCCTTAGCACTAGCTGCGAGCTCGCTAGTCACACGGAACTGTAACAGCTTAGCCTTGATTCCAAACTCTTTGTTGAAGGATTCGACCAATGAATTCTCTGGCATGTTGTTGGTGCCACCGATGATATGTGTCGATCCAGGCTTGATAAAATCTTCCCACGTCTTACCGTTTGCCTTGCTGTTACAGAAATAGATAGGATTGCTGTTCGCATACAGCACGAAGTTATCCTTAGTAGTCTGTACATCGCAATCAGGCTGAATGTTAGTGTTGATCATCGTGTCTCGATACATGATCACAGGACCTGTTGAAGTGTCCCACGTGCTCTTACTGAGGCTACAGTTGTTCAATGCTCGAAAATCGATCTTGTATCCGCGCTTGTTGAGACCTTCAGCTAAGATCTGGCTCATGCCGGCACTAGTACCACCAGGACCGGGATAGATGTGCATCGGAATCTCTTGTGCGACACTATTGCCCAGCAATGCTAGTGTCATGATACCGACAGTGATCAGTCTATTGAAATTCATATGTGTCTCTCCATCAGAAATAAAGTGTTAACATCCTAACTATAGCAGGTTCTAATCGATCTTGCAATAAGAAAACGAATATGAAAGGCATCTTATCTTGGTTGCGTAACAGCAGTCCGATCGTTGAGAACACTGCTAACACTATGATGTAATATAGCCCCTGACCATAGCTGTATCCAATCTTGAACACGGTATAGGTGCAGATAGCAGTCAGTATCCAAGGTGTGTATCTGCCCAACTTGTATAGGTTCTTTATCACTGCACCAGCTAGGTTCCAGCTGAGAAAGAAACTGATGATGTTAGCTATGATCAACCATGCTGCTACAGTCTCGAATATCGGCTTGACCGTGATCCAGTTTAACACATGTGCAGATGTGTTGGTTATCTCTAGCAATAGATTCTCACTAGGTTGGATAGCAATGCCGTATATCAACACTGGCAGCAACACGCTGATCCCTGCTGCATTAGTTGCAGTCTCAGCAGCAGTCGCTTGTCTCAGAGATGAATTCTTTAACCAGCGTTCGACATAGAATGCGATATATGCGCTGACGTCAATGCCCACATAGGGAATGAGTCCTGCGAAGAATCCGATCCAACTTCCTCGAATCATCGAGAAGACATTATCCTTTATCAGTTTCAGCTTGTTGACTAGCTTCCTATTAAAATCGATAGCAGCAGAAGCTGCACCATCCAATGAATCGATGGATTTCACGATGTTTGGTATCGCATACATGCCCAGCAACACGCTGATCACAGGTAATCCGCCACTGAGCCACATATTGCCGAACGTGAGGAAATGCTCCTTGCTGTAAGGATCTATTCCTATCTTGCTGAGCGTCCACCCAGCGGGTATCATCAACAGTGTCATCCACCAACGATTATCGCTGAACACGGAACACATGATGAGTCCGATAGCACTGAATCCGATCATCACGTAGACACGGAGATAGTCAGTATTGGTTGCAATGAAATCGATGATCAGATAGCTGAGCACGAACGTGCTGATAGCGCCTACAAAATGACCAAACGCACACAGGAACAGTGCTTCCAGTTGGTTATCTTCGCGTATGATGTCGTCTCGTATCCGCAGCAATGGTATGCTGTTCGTCTCGCCTGGCAATCCTACTGCTAATGCAGTGATGCTACCGCCAAACTGACAAGCACTTACCATGGAGCAGTAGAATATCAATATCAACACTAGCGGCAGTTTCATGAGGAAAGTAAATGCCAGGATCATGAACACTGACACTCCTATTCCCGGTAGAAGTCCTGCGATGAATCCAGCGGAGACTCCTGCTAAGCAGGCTATTAGATGTTCTATTCCCATCAGTCGCTTTCTAATTCTTCTTCTGTATGATACCAGATGTAGTGCTTCGGACTGCTCAGTGTTGGAAAACCGCTGTGCCAGAACGACATGCTATGAGCATACAATGGTTTGACAGTTTTGTAAAGCTCAAATATGCCTCTGGTCCAGTTCTTGAAGAATTCGGTATTGCGATCTCGGACTGACCAATCGCTACAAGGCTTCCAGGGCGTGCTGTTGGTCAGATGCATGCCGGGAACATCCTTGATGCTCTTGAGACCATGATAAGGTCTGGGTAGGAAACGAGGACCATACAGTATCTTACCGAGCACATCTTCGTGTATCCGACTGAAGCACAATTCTTCGCTCTGTGCTAATATAGGATCTCCTGCTTGTCTTGCTTTCCGTATCATGTGCGCTTGTTTAAGCTGCATCTTGATAGTAGTAGGATCCCAATAGAACAGTTCTACCCACTGTGGAAGTCCTGGTTCTAATGCTCTAGGCAATACATGGTCCTGATGATTCGTCTCGCCATAGCGCATGAAATACCCTATCTCATCTCGGAACACGCCGGGCTTCTCTTTGCCTATAATGTGTCCGACACGCTTTCCTTTCTCAGTCATCACTCGCCAAGGACGATGAAGCAGATCATAGTCTGTCCTGGGCAGAGCAAATGGATCGATGCTGGCAGTGTGTCTCTTCTCGAACCATTTTGGATCCGATTCGATCATCTTCAGCAATGTATCTGTTGTATCAGCAAAAGTGATTTCGACATCGGGCCAATAGTTACCTTTGATATATTTTGCTACCGGCAGTGCTAGATTGTGGGGTTCTAAGCATTCCATATCGGTTGCTACGTTCTGTTTCTCGAACTCGGATCTAGCAGTGTTCACAGAACCTGCATGATACCGTATGAATAGTTGATCTATCTTCAGTCCTGCTCTGATGAAAGTCTGTGCAATGTTTCCGCTGTCATCGCCACCGCTGAAATGCAAAACGAGGTAATCATAATCGTTACGAAGCTGTCTAGCTCTTTGAGCGTACAGTTCGAATATATCTTCCTCGGGTTCTTTAGTTAGATCGACTGCAGCTAGTTCTTTCTCAAATATGTGCCAAGTCAGTTCTTGCCCAGACTTGATGCTATCCTGGAATGCTTCTAGCTTGTTGAAATATTCTCTATCTCCAACTCGATACACACCGACCTTGTGTACGTTTGTGTTTATTATCCTGGGATCGTTGATTAATGACAAGTCAGGCTCCACAATGTCTCTGAAGCAATGACCAAAGATCTGGCAGAGTGGAGCGCCAATCAGTCTTTCGAGTCCTATCTAGATAATCCATCAATCTAATAAATTTGTCTATCATAACAGGATCTTCCGGCCAATCTAGCCTACCTTCGAGAAATTTGTTCAATGCTACCACTCTCGGAGAATCTACTGATCGATTAAACTCGACGATCTCTTGCTTGGCAGATCTTGGTAACGAATCTATGCTCATGTATTCGGGAGAATATATCCATCGATATACTACGTTAGGACTATTCTTGTTATTGATTCTCCAGTGTTCTATCTCTGGTACACTAAAGATGTTTGGAAGCATGTAGCAAACGCTGGTTCCCCAGAAATATATATGGTCCTGGTTCATTACTATATCGAGGTTCTTCTCGAACGTTTCCCACTTTCCCCCATAACGTATCAGCTCGTAACGATGACCAACATCATCCATGCTACCTGACAGTCCTACACGTTTGAAATGCTTCCATCTCTCTATCAATTTTGGATTGACTACGCTGAGGTTGCTTGCTGGCCATAGCGTTATGTTCTTAGCAACATCGTGTTCGATGAAGAAGTCTAGGACCTTATCGTGGTCCTGCATGATGAAAGGTTCGCCGCCTAATATGGCTACGTCGATTAGATCGTCCTTGATCTCGTTCAATATCTTCCAAAAGTTCTCTGATTTGACATAAGGATCGAAGTTTGCTTTTAGCTTACCGTTGTCATTCCTCGTCAGCGTCCATTTGGTAGATAGATCACCGCCGGGTCCCTTATGGAAGTCTGGACCGAAGAATCCGTTATAATCTTCATACCATAACGTGCTTTCGGCTGGGCTACAATGCAAGCAGGCGTAGTTACAGAGATTTCCAAAACGTAGATCAAGCGTCTGTATCTTGACTTTGTCTATATAACCAGTGACTGGATCAGCGGATCTTATCAGTCTTGCTATCTCTTGATCTTCTGGAACTCTTCTCTGCAGGTTCTTCATCATGCCTGCGGGATTGGTCTTAATGTCCTTGCAGTTAACGCAGTGTTTATGCCACTTGCCCTGTAACTGATGTAATCTAATATCTTTATGTAGATCGCTGTTTAACACATCTTGTAATACAGCACCCTTGCCTATGTTATACCTGTCGCTGTTACCGAGATAACCTTGGGTAGATCTATCTTCGCACTGTTCGCGACAGACTACCATCTCTCCGGTATTCTTCGTGGATATCTCGCTCCAAGGATAGCTACAGAATACATCCTTGATGTCCTGGTATTTAGGTTTCTTTTCCATATTGTAGTTATCTGAGAAAATGGTGGGTGATGAGAGATTCGAACTCCCGACAACTGCTGTGTAAAAGCAGGGCTCTACCGCTGAGCTAATCACCCATGTTATAATAATAGCATATTTATCGAGCTTGTCAATCACTTAGTTAAATACCCGCATGGAACCTTTACAGTGCAAGTTGGCTGAGCTAAGCCTAAACCTCGATATGAGCGGCCAGATGAGTTGCTGCAATCTAAACAATCTCTATCTCAAGGATGAGCTAGGAAACACCCTTAGGTTAGATAAGGACAGCGTTCGATCTGCTTGGACCAGTCCTACACGTCGCAAGCTATTAGGAACTCTCGAGAAAGGCATACCTCATCCTTACTGCAGAGCATGTTGGAACATGGAAGCAGTGGGCAGCAAGAGCATACGCCAGCACTATAACACGCTGTTAGCGGATGTAGAGCCTCTACCATCCCAACCTCGCATCATGATCATCAAGCACGGCAACAAGTGCAACAGCGCATGTCGTAGCTGTAGCGCACACAGTAGCACGCTCTGGTACAAGGATGCTTATGCTATGGAAGAGACTGATGTGCCTTATAAGGTATGGCTCAAGCAATGGCGCAGCCATGAGGAGAGCTATAACGATAATCAGGATCTCAAGGAGACACTGGCAGAGTGGAGCGAGGGCATCGTGTTCTTCGATCTGTATGGGGGGGAGCCGTTGTTGCATCCGTTGACCTACGATATCGTAGATCATGCTGTCACGTCAGGACATGCAGCAAACCAGGACATTCAGATGCATATCAACGGCACGATATGGAATGATAAGCTGGTGGAGCAGTTGAAACAATATAAATCAGTTAGCATAGGCTACAGTGTAGATGCCGTAGGCGGGCGTAACGATTATATCAGGATGGGTAGCAAGTGGGATGTAGTATTGTCTAACCTAGAACGCTGGTTAGAGGTAGCTAGGAATCATCCTAACTTCAGTGTATCCATCAAATGCACAGGCATGAGCCATAACGTGTACTACCTAGGTGAGACGTTTGATTTCTTCAGTCGCATGGATGTTCCTATGTATTTCACTAATCGTGTGACTGATGTAGACAAGCGTGAAGCTAACATGATGTATCTTCCCGAATTTGCGAAGCAAGCAGTCATAGACAAGTTAATGTCGTACGAACCATTGCCTAAGTATAAGGATCTATGGGAAGATCAGAGAGATTGTACCATACGCTTCATCAGCAAGAAGCCTACCGATCACGACACGTTTGTTGATAGTTTCTGGATACGCAATCGCAAGCTGGATCTAATGCGTAGGCAAGACTATGGTAAGGTATTTCCGGAATTCAATGTTATATTGGAAGATCATTATGTTGGTGCCCAATGAGGGATTCGAACCCCCGACCTACGGTTTACGAAACCGTTGCACTACCTCTGTGCTAATTGGGCAGGAAAGGATTAGTCTCTAGTCCTACCTGTATCGCTGTCCTGTGTCCAGGAATGTTCTCTACGCTGTGTGGAAATCTCGCATCCAGTATCACCCAAGTGTTCAACGGTATCACGATGCTATCTGATTCTACTAGTTCGTCCTCATCGCCCCAGATCTCAGCACGTTCGAAGACTGTTCGTCCGTCCTTAGAATCCCAGAACACAGTTCTGTGATCCTCGCCGCCCGACTCTAATAGATAGATCATAGCAAATGATCTAGTCCTGTCGGTGTGTGGAGGATGCCTATGACCTGGATCAATGCTTCTATGCAGTCTCAGCGTCTCATATTTGCTCACGATATGTTCCTCAACCCACTCTATTAATCTCTGAGATAGATCGATACCAGGAATGCGTTTCAGACCGTTTGCTGTATATTCTTCCATGGTATGTTTCTTGAGATAGTTCTTCATGGATTGACTGTGCGAACTGGTCATGTATTGTTTGAACTGAGAATTATCCTCGTCTACTGCTGCTAGCGTCTCTTCGATCATGTCCTCGGGCACCTGAGGTAGATGATCCAGTATCATGTAGCGCGGGGAGATTATGGAATAATCGTGATATTGATCTGTCATTGAATCTGCCTTTCGATGATACTTAGTGGTTGCGCTGCGGAATCGAACCGCTCTTGGCATTTTGAAACCTACTCCACCTCTCGGCGTCTCGGATTTCCTGTGCTACCATTACACTAGACGCAAACTTGGTGGGCCGTCCTGGAATCGAACCAGGCATGCTATAAGCGGGGGATTTACAGTCCCCGGTATCACCTTGATACTTCCGACCCTTAACTCTCATTATCATATTAACATAATTGGATGATATGTCAACCGTTAATCTTGGTACCCAGTGATGGATTCGAACCAACTCCTCCAGATCCACAATCTGGTGTGCTGAACCAACAACACTAACTGGGCATTATCTAATAATAGCACAGTATCAGAATATGTCAATACCATAGATCTCTAATGTCTCTGTGACCCCGTGCCATAGATAGTAAGCGGCCATTGCCAATAACACGAATCCAACATAGCGGAACATGATCCGGCTGGTCATGCCCTTACCAATGCGCTCGTAAGCATAAAGTACAGCCGCTAGCACAGGGACACCTGCAGCGAGTCCGATGATCACTCCCGTGGGATCTGTCTTGATGTTAGATCCAAGGAACACTGTGGACTCTAATGCTTCACGCAGCACGATGAGAAACACTGTTAGGTGTATGGTCCATATGCTGCTGTCCTTCACTTCGTTAGCATGCTCCTTCGCATGATCAAAGATCGCTCGACTGTTAAAGAAGATATAGATCAGCACGAATGCAGTGACTATCTTGAACATGTTCTCGATGTGCTCCATCCACGGCCATATCGCGTCCAGCACGAACCAGCCTGCAGCCAGCGTCAGCACCCATGTCGCTACGAAGTTGAAATTGATATGGTTCTTGTATTCCTTAGGGAGAGCAGAAACAATCATGCCTGTGAGCAACAAGCTCTCGAAGCCTTCTCGAACTAATACAAGTGCAGTGCTGGTGACGGTGCTTAACATGGCGGTTCCTTAAAAGTATATGGCGATCCGGAAGGGATTCGAACCCCTGACACCAGCTTTAGGAAAGCTGTGCTCTATCCTGCTGAGCTACCGGACCATATCAACATTGTAACATATACTGTTAGTTAGTCAATAAGTATCCTGTAACAGGATATGATTGGTCGAGTTAAATATCGGATGATTTTACCCTGTAAAGAGAACAAGATCGAACATAATCTAGTGTTCTTCGATCATCCAGAACACGTTAGTCGAGATCACCTGGTAGATCAACAGATATTGTTAGATCCTCGAAAGATGTATCTAAGATTTGAAACAATCTGTCAACACGTCGATATCAGCAGATATTTCCTGTTCGTCGTGCATTTCAGAAACGATTTCCGGGACTTTCCTTATGATTACATCGATCGATATCGTAAGCATGCAGTTGCACATGATCTAATATTTCGAATAGTGATGTTTGAACCAGGAGAAGCTCCTACCTATCGTTGGGATATGAGACAGGTAGTTGATACGCTTGTATCTTCTTATGCATTGGATCGCTATGCTATCATATTCATGAGTGGTGCTCAACACCAGTTTTCCGATCCGTTCATCAATAGCATATGTTATGATGCTATAGGTTTTGAGGACATGTGGAAATCTATTAGACCTTGGCGTATACCTACGCATCATTATATTAGTCTAGCTCGCAGGGCTAAACCACACAGGATAGTTGCTACCGTAGAGATGCTTGATCGACGGCTGGACAATTTTGGTCACATGAGCTTAGGAGCTGCAGGTGATAATGCCTGCGAACCTAGATTTAGATATCTCATACCCGACCGATATCTAGATAGATTTCCTATTAGGCTAGATCACGATAACGTGACTGATGATCTGATGTATGATACGACAGATGATCGTATCACTGATGCGTTTGTTAATGTGATAATGGAAACCAGCTTCGAGCGAGATCCTTGGAATAACGAAACTTGGAACGTGCCATTCATGACAGAGAAAACCAGCAAGGCTTTCCTTCTAAGACAAGTGCCGATCATGATATCTCATCGGTATTCCTTGACTTTCCTCAGAGAACATGGATTCGATCTGTTCGATGATATCATCGATCATAGTTACGACAACGAGGCTAGACCGGAAACCAGGATAAAGATGGCTATAGATCAATTACAGATCATATGCAGCAAGGACATCACGCATTGGCAGGATTATAAGATCGCTAATCAACACAGATTCGATAAAAACAATAATATCATGCAGTCGATGATATTAGATAGAGATCTAAATTCTGCTCGCAACCTTAGCAAGGCATTGACATACTCAAATTCTACAACAGTTTATAATATAGATCATCGTACGATGAATTCTGTATGGTTAGAAACAGGTTGCTATCGCAATGATCAATATGGTTATGTCAATCAAGTCTTAGAACAATGTGATATCAGCAGATTCTTTCTATTCATTATTGATCAAAACGGGCTCGTCGGCGATGGTGTATTTCCAGAAGAACTACTTAAAGAATATCAGAGACATGCTGAGCATAATAATCTCATCTTCGTCGTCGTGTTCGTAAATCTACAGGAAGCGCCTACATATCCTCATACATTCAAACCGATGGTAGATAGCATATCTCAGAGATATAACATACCGTTAGAAAGAATGATCATCTTCGGTGGCGCACAGCATCAGTTTGATACCCCTATACAGAACGCACTTACTCTTAAGGTTGCAGCCAAACCGTATCTATGGATCGATTCGAATCCATACAATGATCACGCACAACATAGCAATCAGCCCACACATCATTTCATAAGCCTAGCGAGACATCCTAAGTTCCATAGGATAGCTGCCACTGTAGAGATATTGGATAGAGGATTACAGGATCTGGGATACATGAGCTTGGGCAGCACGGAGAACAGGTATTTCTGGGAAAATCTAAGCGCCGTCCCTGCGCGATATCACCCACTCGTGCCTATGATCTTGGATCATCAGGATGTACAGGAACAGGACATATACGGTAGCACGGATGATCGGATGGTGAGAGCATTTGTGAATCTAGTGATGGAGAGTGCATACGAACCTAGACCTTGGGGGCAAGGCTTATGGAACGTGCCGTTCATGACGGAGAAAACCATGAAGCCTTTCATATGGGGACAGGTTCCTGTGTTCGTAGCACATCAGCATAGCTTAAAATTCTTGAGGGATTGGGGGTTTGATCTATTCGAGGACATCGTGGATCATAGCTATGACTGCGATCCCGATTCAGCTGGTCGAGTAGTGTTAGCGATAGATCAGCTAGAAAAGATATGCAAGATGCCGATAGAACATTGGCAGCAGTATAAGACAGATAACATGCATAGATTCAATCACAATGCTGATATGGCTCGAAAGGTCATGCATGAGCAGGAGCTGGTAGCGATACCTAATTTTAGGAAAGCATTAGAATTGGCTGGAGGACAGAGACTCGAACCTCAGACATCCAGAGCCTGGCGTTCTACCAACTGACTATTTCCCGATATAATGTTGGCTGGGGGACAGGGACTCGAACCCCGACTGGCGGAATCAAAATCCGCTGATCTACCAATTAATCTATCCCCCAATATAGTGTTAGCAAGAGGCCGGTGAGGTATCCGCCAATCTATTGAAGCTGCCCGTTCTCCGTTTGCTTTCCTTACCTCTTGCTAATGTTGGCTGGGGAACAAGGACTCGAACCTCGGACATCCAGATTCAGAGTCTGGCGTTCTACCAACTGAACTATTCCCCAATCGCTTGGTGCTAATGGCTGGTTTCGAACCAGCTTTGGAGACCTTATGAGGATCTTACGATGCCAAACCGTCCCACTAGCATATCTTGGTTGGC